ATGACAAAGAAAAAATCACACAAACCCGGTTCTGCCACTGTTGCCATGAACAAACGCGCCCGCCACGAATACTTCATCGAAGAGGAGTATGAAGCGGGATTATCGTTGCAAGGATGGGAAGTTAAATCACTTCGTGCCGGCAAAGCCAACATCAGCGACAGCTATATTCTGCTGCGCGATGGCGAAGCGTTCCTGTTTGGTTCAACCTTTCAACCCTTAGCCGTTGCCTCCACCCATGTGGTGTGCGATCCCACGCGTAGCCGCAAGCTGCTGCTGAAGCAACGTGAGCTGGATTCACTGTATGGCCGCGTCAATCGCGAAGGTTATACCATCGTAGCGCTCTCGCTCTACTGGAAGAACGCCTGGTGTAAACTGAAGATTGGTGTTGCACGCGGTAAGAAAGAGCATGATAAACGTGACGATATCAAAGACCGCGAATGGCAACTGGATAAAGCACGTATTATGAAGAATTCAAAGCGTTAAGCGCTGGATTCTGACCTGCTTTTTTGCTAGTATTTGAAGTTCTGGGGCTGATTCTGGATTCGACGGGATTGTGAAGCCTTAGGAGCATGCCGAGGGGCGGTTTGCCTCGTAAAAAGCCGCAAAAAAATAGTCGCAAACGACGAAAACTACGCACTAGCAGCTTAATAACCTGCTTAGAGCCTTCTCTCCCTAGCTTCCGCTCTTAAGACGGGGATCAAGAGAAGTCAAACCCAAAAGAGATCGCGTGGATGCCTTGCCTGGGGTTGAAGCGTTAAATCCAATCAGGCTAGTCTGTTAGTGGCGTGTCTGTTCGCAGCTAACCGGCGAATGTAAAAACTGACTAAGCATGTAGTGCCGACGGTGTAGTAATTTCGGACGCGGGTTCAACTCCCGCCAGCTCCACCAAAAAAAGTTGGACAGTGGGAAGACACAGACTTGTAAGTCATAACGTTAACCACTGGGTCCGGGCAGGAACCAGCCTGAAACCGGACAAAGAAAGATACGCAAAGGAGCCCCGGCTCCGGCGCGACAGAAGGCCCGCGAAAGCGGGCTTTTTTGTATCTGTCATTCTTCATCAGATACTCCCGCCTGTGATAAATGCTTTTCCCTCCCGGTAAACAGAGAAGCGTGGTGACTCGCCCGCCGGCGGTTTGCAGTAGACCGATGATGAGCGATGTGAATTGCCGATGCGCATCATCAGTACGTGATGATTTTCGCGTCCGACTGTCGGCAGCCTGATGCCCTGCAGCCTGAACGTCATACCCGGCAGCTTTCCTTTGTTGCCTGTATCAGCTCTATAGAGTTCTTCGAAATGATCTCCGCTCTTAAGCTGAAGACTGAACTGCTGCCTTGCACTGCGGCATTCAGCAGTGACGGTCAGGTTAGTATCAAGGACACGCTCAAATGTTTCGCCAGCAATATAAAAAATCACGTGCAGACCTCCCCGGTCTGACCAGCTGAACGCGCCTCTGGGTAAATTTATCCCGCCTGACTGAACGTTGTATATGTCTCCGGTGATTTGCCTGGCATCCAGCTGTCCGTGGATTGTGCAGTCGTCCTTTATGACGACATTTTCCAGTACACCGTTGACCGCATGGATTGTCCCGCTGATGTCCGCTTTTTTTGCCGTCAGTGTGCCATCCGGCGTCAGTTTGAATGCGGGCGGATCGCCACTGCTGGTGAGGCTGACCGCCTGAAGTTTTTTGATAAGGGCTTCACGGAAGAATATCTGATCGTTTTCGATAACCAGCGCAGGGGTGCTGTTTCCGCTGGCCGGATTAACAAATGCCACGCGATCGGCCGCCATCAGGATCTGACTCTGTATACCCTCCGGCGTTTCCTCTGTCCCCATACCAAAACCGGCCATGCAGTACTGGCCGTTTTTCATCTGCTCAAGCCTGACAGACCACCGCGTATTGAGGCGTCCCTCCGTGTCTTTCCAGCTCTTCTGAATTTCTTCGATTTTCGCTGCCCCCTCACGGAGCTGCTCCATCTTATTGAGCAACTCCCCGCCCAGATGGGTGTCGCTGATTTTTCCTTTATAAAACGCCAGATAGTCTTCCGCTTTTTCACTCGGGCTGGCCTGCTTTTCTGTAAAAGCGGATTTACCCAGCGCGTTAACGCTGCGGATATAGAAGTAGTGAGCCTTGCCCGGCCTGAGGCCGTCTTTTATCCAGCAGGTCCCTTCCCCCAGATACCTTGCCTGCGTTTCTGCCAGCTGCGGGTCCGCAAGCTGTGCACTGGCGGACCAGAACTCATACCGTGTGGCAGCGTCATAAATCGCCTGATGCGGCACCAGCGTGACCTGGAAATAGCCGGGCGTCACGTCAACAGAAACGGGTGCCTCAGGCGGTGCAACAGTGATATCCACCGAGACCGGTTTGCTTTTCAGCCCGGCTTCATTAATGGACCTGACGGTCAGCGTATAGTGACCGGCTTCAGGCAGCACAAAGGCATATTCAGGCCGGTCCACGGTGTCGCTGACAATCAGGGAGCCAGTGCCGTCATCACCCCGTGTTACCCGGACTTCAGATCGCGCGCTGATGAGGGTGCGCAGAATTTCCCAGCGGGCCTGGGCCTGAATGTGTCCGGATGCCATGCTGACGCTGACACGAAGATGCCGGACAGCCGGCGGTAACACGGCGTGCCCGCTGGCCGGTGATTCAGAAAAGCGCCTGCCTTCATCCACCCTTGCCTGTTTCTCCGGGCAGTGCTGCAGCGCGGTGATGGCATAGCCGCCGTTTTCGCTTTCCCGGATGGCCACGCAGCGAAACAGTCGCTGCCGCCGCCCCGGCAGTTTCAGTCCCCAGATGCTGAGCGGTGCCACGCCCTCAGGAAGCACATCCACCTCTACACTGTCGGGCTCGGGGTGTCCGGTCACGCTGGCGGTAAAGGGCTGACCGGAGCTGCTGATGAGATTCAGTGTGGCTGCCCCCGTCACCGGAAGGGTCACGGGCCGGTCAAGCCTGAGCATTTTCCTGTCCGGCTCCGTGGCAAGAATGCGGCCACCGGTTGCCGTCCCGGCATAATCGTTATCGCAGATTTCAAGGATGTCGCCGGGGACATGACGCAGCCCTTCTGCACCCACACAGAAATCAACGGTCTGGGTTTCCAGAAGCTCGGTCTCAATAATCCATAAGCCGGTACGGTGTGCCTGACCGCGGCTGGTACAGCCAAATGCATCGACTTTGAGCAGGTTGCGCCCGTAGCGTTTTATTGCATCGCGGTCTTCCACCAGCTCAACCGAAGGCTGCCAGTTATTGTGTGGATCGATGAAGCGGACCTCGACCGCGTTGTGGCGGTCTTTTAATGCACTGAAGCTGTAGTGGAACTGGCCACCGGCCACGCTGGCATTGGTGTAAGTCCAGACGACATCAGAAGGCGCATCCTGAATAAACGTCAGGCGCTGACCGTTCCAGACGGGCATGCAGCGCATCAGGCTACAGAAATCCCTGATGACATCGAATGTCTTCCGCTGCTGCGTCAGCCACGCATTGCAACGGATGCGCGGCTCCTGGCCGCCATAACCGTCACTGACGCTTTCATCACAGTATCGGGCAATGTTATAGAGGGCCCACTTATCGACATCCGCAATCCCCACCCGCTTACCCAGACCATAACGCGGATGCGTCAGCAGGTCATACAGACACCAGGCCGGGTTGTCCGTCCACGCCTCTTTAAACTCCCCGTTCCAGCGCGGGCCGACATAACGGCGCGTCACCGGATCATAATTCGCAGGCACCTTAACCAGACGACCCCGCATCTGATAATTACGCTGTGCCCGCTGGTTGCCTGATTTCTCTGAGTCAATTTTCAGGCCGATGACGGCCGTATAGGGGTAATGCTGCCGGACATCGGTGATTTCTGTATAAGAAGACCAGAAGGTCTTATTGTGCAGACGATTATCCGTACTGTCCGGCGTGATGCGCTTTACGCGGACATCAAAGGGCGGAGGTGGCAGATTGTCGAGGATCACAGAGAACGCAAACGGTTCATGGGTGCACCCTTTCACGGTGATGTCTTTCTCTGTCTGCCAGCCTGCCGGTTGCCGCACAAGAACCTGCAGGGTGACTGACGCATCCCGCGTTTCCCCTTTTTTATTGACCGAGAAAAGCTGGCGAACGCCCAGCGTCAGACGGAGCCGGTTCGTTTCTTTTCCGTTCACCGTGCGGGTGACGGCATACTGCGCGGTCAGGTCAGCATTAATCAGCTTTTCCCTGGCTGATGCCTCAAACCCGCTAAGCGTCGGCTGGTCAGCGGTTCCGGCACGAAAGTCCATGCTGACACCGTGCACGTTAACCTGTCCGTCCGGCCCCAGCACGGGAGTGCCGTTAACCAGCACACTTTTCAGCCCATGGCTAAGGCCGGCAATCGGGCCTTCGCTGATCACGTCAATCACGCTCAGGATCTGGGAAGAACGAAGGTTGTCGGGTTTGTCGTGCGGCGTATGCGCGTGATGATGGAAAATGCTCATGACTTTATCCTGCAGGAAATGAACCGGGACTCTGCTCCTCTTTGTGTCTTTCTATTAATGGCCAATAACAACTGTCTTCCCCTCACCGCTCATGTCACGGGTGGCGATCTCCTGAGAAATGACGCGCGAACCTACACGCATCTCCCCGTACAAAACCGGTACCGACGCCCCCTGAGCCGTCATGTTTTCTGTTCCTGAAAACCAGGTACTTTTTTTATTCCGATCATCAGCGGCTGTCGGCCGTGGTGCCAGCAGCTGCACCGCACCGCCCAGCATCAGGCTGGCCCCCAGAGAAAATGCCGCCCCGCTCAGCGAAAGCGTTGTCGCGCCCACAGTCCAGGCGAAAGCATTCAGGCCCGGGATAAATGACGCCGCGATGAGCGCGGCACCCGCAAAAAGCTGAAGCAGCCCCCGCCGTGAAGCTCCCTGCAGACGGGGGACCAGATGAACAACCGCCCCGGCCGGGAGGTTTTCATGCAGGCGGGCATGCAGACTGTCAGCATTCAGATCGCTGCCAGCAATACGCACCTGATAAAGGCCTTCAGTAAACTGACGCCTGAACTCACCGGACTGCGTTACCAGCGCATGCAGCGCTTCTGCCGCCGTCATCACATGCAGTTCAATACGCCGGCCAAACCGGGCAAGGTTGCCATACAGGCACACCCGGACTGACCGGGCGGTTTCAGGAAAGGCAGTGGTCATGTTCATCTTCAGTTCCGAAACAGTAAATTCTGCCGCCACAGACCAGCCACCAGCTGCACGCGCTGTGCGTCAGTCCGTGTCTGTCCGCCGGGCTCAGTTCGGGCGGTCCATCCGGATGACTGTGAACCAGCGCGATAATCGTGCCGGCGGCAGACGCTTTCAGGTAATCCTCAGGAGTAAGGGAGAAGTGACGGCGCGGCTCAGGGGACGCGTTAATACAGGGCAGATACTGATGACCGTCCCGTGTCAGGATGACCAGGCCACAGCACTCCTGCGGGTGACAGGCCCGGGCATGAGACAGGATGGCTTTTGTCAGGCGTTCGCGTGTCGCGGTGCTGAATGCGTACGTCATCATGCAGAACAGGTGTCAATCGACAGGAATCCGCCGAAGCGCCCGATGTTATCTCTGCGCCGGCAACCTGCCGCACAGTTGCCGCAGTGATCCTGAGCAAGATCTGTGACCGGCTGGCCGTTGCTGTCTGTGACAGACGGCCCGGCATAACCGCACTCTTCGGAGCGGTACTCCCACGGGCAAAGGTCAGCCAGCATGATGCGCCCGGGGCACACCAGCCCGTCGGTTTCCGTCGGCACGGCCAGAATAAACCGGGCCGTCAGAGAGGTGAGCTCTGCCAGCTGCTCGATCACATATCGGCTGACCACTTCCTGCTGCGGATCGGCCCAGGGATTACCGTGCCTGAAATTCTCAGCATCCAGAAAGCGCACGCAGACCGTATGGCGTATTACTGCTGCGCCTGCCAGACTCTGGTGCGCTTCAGCCAGGCCGGTCACAACGCCATAGAGATTAGAAACCACGAGCGACGGGCGCATGCCGGAGTGCTATCTGCAGAACTGTCTTCAAGCCAGGTTTCCCGACGCGCCCAGGAGGGTGCATCAGGCCATCGGATTTTTTCGTAGCCGTGCAGAATGGCCAGCGCATCGGCATAGACGAGCAGGTCAAACCCTTCATTGGCTCCCCGTCCTGGCTTACGCCACCGGCCTTCTGGCGTGCGCTCTTCATAGGTGAGCTCGTCGTAAAACCAGCTCCCGAGCCAGGCCGGGAAATGGATGTAATTGGGTCCCGGGGCTTCACGCCACAGCGCATTGTTAACACGGTCCTTAAGCGCATCCGTCTGGAGCAGATAAAGCGGCACATCCCCCGCGGCTTTTGCGCGGCGCGCTGAGCGTCCGGTATTGTCAGGCCAGGTCCGGGTAATCAGCTTTTCACGCTTATGGCTATCGCCCTTGAAAAGATAAACACGCTTTCCTTCCCCCTCCCGACGACATTTTCGCCAGAAGCGATAGGCGTTGTCGGTGACACCATCCTCGCCGCCAGAGTCCACAGCCATGGCCATGAGCGACATTCGCTTTAATGGGTTGTCTGCCAGCGCCCAGGTTTTGTACAGCACGTCCGGAAAAAGCAGGTCCCAGTCCTCAGGATAACTGGCAGGATCAAGAGGGCAGCTTTCGCCCTGGTCGTCGCAGCGCAGCGAATGGCGGAGGCTATACCGGTCAACGATCCACCGCTCACCCATGCTGCCATATCCGGTAATCTGTACCACGAAGCGACGATGCCGGCCGCCCTGCACGTCAACGGTAGCCACCAGAAAGTTCACACCTTCCGCAACCGTGCGCTCGGGGATGTCCTCAGCCCGCTGCTCCAGCCGTTCTCCCCTGCGCTGTTCAAGGGCGGCCCGGGGAAGATAAGGCCGGCCAAAGTCGGTGTTGACGACGGCTTTGAGCGTTTCTTCGCTGCCCGTTTTCTGATATTCCTGTTCAGCAGTGAGGTATTTAAAAACCAGTTGTGCCCATGTCTGATAGGCCGCCGCCGGTCCCTCCATCCAGAACGAGGCAATCCTCGACTGACGTCCTTCTCCGGCCACATTTCCGTCACAATCAATCGTCTCGCCATCCCTCAGCCAGACCCCGCGAATATTCAGCTCCCGTTTCATCTCAGGAGAGATCATTTGCTTACAGGCCGGACACTGCAGACGTGCGGCCTCACTGGCGAGAACCGGATCGGTATGATCGTTATAGCCCGTCAGGTTGGCCATTTCTGGCTGAAAGTATTCTCTGCAGTGTGGGCAGGGCCAGTACCAGCGCCGACGATCGCCCCGGTTGTACAACGACAATATTCCGGTTGAGGGCGGTGCTTCGTGAGAGGTTGAGGCCTTCCATTTTGTATCGCAGATATCCCGCCCGGGTGAGCTTTCCACCAGCGTCATCCCGGCAGACATAAACGTAGTGGTACGTTTGGATGCGAGCGAGAAACCGTCCCCCTCGCTGTCGATGTTCTCCGGAAAGCGGTCGTAATCGGTCAGAGCGACAAACCGGTAATCCGACGACGACATAATATTGACCGAAGGCCAGCCGATTTTAAGGAATGAGCCGTCCCTGAACGTTTTGTCATGGACATTATTGTCGTTGCGGCGGGGGCTCATTCTTTTCTTTACCGCCGCGCTGCTTCTGAAGGTTCTGTCCAGGCGCTTTTTAGAGTGCTCCCGGGCCTTGTCTTCGGTCATCTGCACGACGAGCATGTCTGAGGGGTCGCAGACGATGGTATAGACAATCCAGCCATCGATGAGGCCGATCGTTTTTCCTGTTCGGGCCGGACCGACAAAAATCACCGCATCGTACTCACGCGATGACAGGCAGTTCATTGGTTCGATGATATAAGGGGTCAGTTCAGGATCCCATGGAACCGAATTACCGGCACCTTTGGGAACACGCATGAATTTTCTAACAGCCTCTGAAATTGGCATGCGACGTGGTGGAGAAAATCCTGCCGCTATGTCCCTGCCAGAATTTCGGGCTGATGAAAAACTCATTATTCCTCCTCGTGACTTTCTCCTTCATCGTCCGGCATTAATTCTGCAGCACAAGCCTCATATGACTTTTCCTGAAGGGTATTCCGCAGGTCATCAATTGACTGTTGTACAACGCTGACAGCCTGTGGCGAGAGGGCACAATCGCGTTCAAGAATATCCGGTATAGTCTCCAGAACCTGCACGACAGCTTTTCTCATGGACGAATAGACAATGACGACTTCATCCACAGGGATGAGTTTGCGTTGCTCCTTTTCCAGTTTGATTCTTTCATTTTCTGACTGATACCAGTCCTTTCTCTCTTTCGGCTCCATCCGGGACGGATCATGAACGGAGTCTGCCGCTTCAAACCTCACGCCGAACAGGGCCGGACCGACATGCTGCAGCGCATAAACGGGATTTCCTCTGACTGTCGCAGCCACCGGAATGTTGGCGGCGAAAAGCCGCTTTTTCACGGTGTCACGGTGCAGCCCGAAGGCCTCTGCAATTTTAAAAACGCTCCAGTGATAGGCATCACCGATTCCACTTACATTTGACACTGGCAACTCCATCTGGCAGGTGAATGTGAGGTTTATTCATTTAATTCAATAAATTACAAACTGGTCTGATGACAGCAAGAAAAAAAGAATGTACAGGTGATCATGGAAATTATTTATTATTATCAGTCACTTAACAGACCTGCCGCCGCCAGCATGAAAATGCAAAAATCAGCCGTTTTCCGCGGGGCCGCCGCCTCGTGGACAGGGTACCCCTCCGGGAGGACCCGCAGGTTCACAGCGTGGCGGGACGATCATTTTTCACTTTTAATTTGTCTTTTTACTATCCAAATATTCGCCATCTCCAAAGAATTATAAATTTTACTGAAATACCTCAGTCATTCCTGATAAATTTTCTAGTACAGCGTTAAAAAAAAAGGTGCTAGCGACAGAACATTTAGTGTTTGTAGATCAGACCCATGCTTTATTCGAAGGATATTGCGAAAATGATCGTCATAGATATATTAAAATCTACCCATATGCTTTCAATCACATTTGGTGTGCTTTCAGCCATCCTGTGGCTAGCATCTTCCCGCGCTAAAGGCAAGAAAGTCCTACGTGGACCGGGATTTATATTCGATGATGGCAGCCAAATTGATATACAAGAATTGGCCGTTTCTATGACTGCACAATCAGCACTCAACAAGAGAGCAGCATTCTTTGCAGCACTCGCATCTGTATGTCAGGCGTTAGGCTGTTAAAAGAAACACAACCGTGCAATCCAGATGATTCACTAATGAAAAAAACCCGCCCGAAGGCGGTCACTTATCTTTGTTTTTGAAATAGTAGCCGATGATAAAACCTAATGAAGTACCTAACGCGCTAACTATTATTGATAAAACTTTATCCAATTCTAAAAAAGGAATCTTTTGAGATTGCTCGATAAGGCCAGCATCATGTAATTTAATAACCCAACCTACTGCAAAGGAATTATAAATAGCAACAAAAACAGCACCAAAAGCAATCAATCCGAAAAAACCCACCAAGAACAGGAATGTTAATGAGTGTCGGGTATCCTCATCACTTCTAAGTTTTTCTTTGGATGAATCCTCTTGGAATTTTGCAGCATTTTGAGCATCTGCGGCTTCTCTTTTTGCTGATTCTATTTGCCTGAGTAAATCAGACGCTTTGGCATTATGGGCCAGTTTGGAAGACCTGAGAGTTAAGTTATCGCTCATTGTTTCTCAAACTCTCCCCGCCAAGTTGCTTGATGACTGATGTATAATCCTTCCACAATGAATCGTTGTAGGCGTGAGCATTTAGAATAGACTGCCCTATTAACTGAAGGTGAGAAGCTATCTTTTCAGAAATGGCCTTTTCTTCTGCTGTTTTGTTAGCCTTCTGGTCGATCTCTTCAGTGATACTTAGAAGAAGGGATGAAAGTTCAAATACGTCTTCGGAAATTTTATCGCCCGCAGCTCTGAATCTGGATAACTTGTCGATGATTTCTGTATTGCTCAGCTTCTTCATAACGCCTCAAAAGAATTATAACTTCATCATTTCATTCTAACTTGAAAGAAAAATCCGTTCATCTTTATATTACATAAAACATTGTTCTCTGATGTACTGCTGCAGTCCGGCTATCTGTTTTATGGCGATTTCGATTCGGTTTCTGAGGGTAAAATAATCCCGTTCAGCGGCGTCATCAAGTCGGGGGCGGGCTGCATCATCCACGCCGGTGGCGCTGGGGGTTTTACCCTCTGGCATGGCTGAACGGCGGGTTTTGAGGTACAGCCGCTTGCGACCAGCAATAACGTCATGACGAAGCTGCTCAATAGTCGCCTGAGCATCGGCTAACTCCTTTGTGTATTTTGCATCGAGCGCGGCAACCTCTCGCTGTCGTGTCTGCATTTCTCGGATAGCAGCTTCCTGCTGCTTCGCCAGCTGTTGTGTCTGATATGCAGCCGTACGCCACTCTGTGGCTTTGTCGTGATAATGGCTGGCGAGCAGCCCGGCCCCCAGCGCGACCAGGCAGAGACACAGCAGCAAATACCGCATCACTTCACGCCTTCCAGGCAAAGCTGTTTTTCCTCCTGACGTCGCGTCACCAGGCCCGGAAGCTCTTTGCCCCCACCGAAAACCCACCGGGGGAATTCATTGCATCCGTCCACCAGCTGGCCATGGCGGAAATAGCGGAACATCGTTGATTTCTGCATTGCCGGACAGCCAGCATTGAATGCAATTGAGACCGCAGCAGAGAATGTGTTCTCCGGCAGCCGGGCACCCGCAGCGTAGCGATTTACACATGCCTCGGCGTCCAGAATGTTTTGTTGCCAGTCTGTAGCTATCTGCTCGTCAGTTTTGCGTGTGCCTGGCTGAGTACTGTGTGTATTGCCTATGCCGTCGGTGATAATACCTGCCGGACACGTATAGGGTTCACGCCAGCACCCTTCGGCATTACCGATGAGTTCCAGTCCGCGCTGATTTGTGCGTATTTGGCCAAGCGAAAGCACGATAGCAATGATGACACTAACAGCACATATCGCGCCTGCTGCGCCGGCTTTTCTGTTAAGTATCGGCATCCCTAATCCTCTTGCCTTCTGTTGCTTTAGCCATGACTTCAGCAGGCGTCGGGCGCTCGCTTTCCGGCTTAGCAATGACGCTGTCCAGATAGGCTCTGAGCATCTCTGTGCGTATGCGCTCTTCCTCCAGCTGCTGTCGCCTTTCGCGTCGAGAGGCGTAATAGGTTTTGATTGTGAAGAACGCGGAGATCGCTGCGCCGACGCAGAAAACGTAGTCATACAGGCTAAGCGTTGAGAAGAACGCCAGACACGCAGACCACCAGTACGGCATTTGATGAGATGAAGAGTCCATACGATGCATGCTCAGCCCTTTCTGCTGTGGGCAACAACAGGATTAGAAGAAAAAGCCGCGCGTCGGCGTGCGCAGGATGCGCGGTGGGAACCAGCGGCGACTTTGGGTATAAAAAAAGCCCGCCGAAGCGAGCCTGCAGATAATTTTGATTAAACAAAAAAGCTTCTTTGCCGATAACTCTGCAATCCCAACCTATCGAGAAACTACAATGGCAACTAAAGCTCCAGGCATTTGCGGCCACTGTCGCGAAACCGTTTCACCCAACGTGATAGAAGAAAACACTTTTCGCCGTGATAAATGTCAATGTCCCAAATGTTCTGAGATTTTATATTCTTGCAGAACACCAGGCTGCGATGATTACGCAAAAGGCGGTAAATCGTACGATGAAGAACTCTGTGTAGGATGTACAAAGTCATTAGCTGAAGGTGCCGGAACACTGGCAAAAGGAGCTATAACAGTCTTAGCTACAGCAGGTGCTGCTTATGCTGCGTCTAAATTCACAGAGTCCTCTGAAAAATAAATATAAAGTTCTAAAGCATGAATGAACAAGAATGCTCCTTGAAAACCTCAGGCTCTGGCCATGAAATTTTGGGGAGCATTTAATGGATTTTAGATCCGTTCAGGATGATGCCTTTGTTGCCACTCTTATCATGATATTTGCTTTTTTACGATCGTAAAGCATTTATTCCCTGATGCGCTATTACCGCTCCTGGCGTTGATGAGAGCTTTGTTTGAAACCGCGTAAACGGATCCCCAAGAAAAGTAATTACATCTCACAGGAAATTACCTTCTGATGACATCTGCGACATATCAATGTAAAAGATACTCATTTCCAATATTCAGGCACCCTCTTTCAACCAGACATCTGCGTCCATCTCAAGCCTGATATCCAGCGCCATCAGATAGCCATCAACCATTCCCTCCGCATTCTGCAGCTTCTTACCGATATGCGTATCTGAGCAATGATGCTCACGCCCCAGCTGCATGAAAGTTTTGCCAAAGACGTAATAGTCGAAAAGCAGATTATGTGCGACCGGATACTTACGGTGCAGTCTGGCCATAATGTCAGAGATAATCATTCCGTCATCGTCACAGCACTTAGCGCGGCTTTTAATCTTTGAAGGTATGAGGTCAGCGAACCCGGCAGCAACTGACGGCCACCAGACCGGCTCCCGGTTATCAGCTACCCATGCTCCCCATCGTTCAAGCACTTGTTGAATATCACGCATCATGACCCCCGATACTGAAACGAATAGATAAAAGGAACTGAAGCTTTATTGACATATAGCAATAGACCTTGAACGATGCTTATTATCTCAAACCCTGATTATCAGCAAACACTTTTTAAGGCGGGAGGTTAAAGGTACAATGAATTTACGTTGCGGAATATTAGCGATTCCGGAGGCTGGGTGTAGCCTTTTTATCTAAATATAAAATGCATAGCCTGGAGTTCTCTTACTCTCAAGGAATACAGATGACTATTCAGAACCTGTCCAGTCAGGAATTTTACGAAAAACTCAATAAAGTGATCCGCCCTTCGGCACCCATCTCCTCTTTTGAAATGCTTTTTGGCCGGGAGAAGCAGGTCAGTGAGATTGAGGCGGCACTTTATGCAGATGGCCGCCATGTTTTCATTTACGGTGATCGTGGCGTGGGCAAAACCTCGCTGGCTCAGACTGTGGCGGTTAAGCTGCAGACACATAATGATCCAATCTTTGTTGGCTGTGAGCCCGGCTCAACCCTCAGCACTATAGTGAGTGATATTCTGCTTAAGGCAAACGTCTCTGCTGAACCGGTTTCTGAAATGACCTGGGGAGCCAGTGTAAATCTGATGGGTACAGGCCTGTCAGCCCAGCATAAAAAAACCGAAAAGCCTCTGCTGCGTGAAGTGAACTCGGTCTCCTCTGCAGTGATGGCTCTGTCGGCACTATCAGGAAAGCACTCACCTGTTCCGCATGTTGTCATTGATGAATTTGACCAGATCGAAAGTGCTGAAGAAAGGAAGAACTTCGGAAGGCTCATAAAAGCCCTTGGCGACCAGAACCTCAGAATCAAGCTTATCTTTACGGGCATCAGTGACTCCCTTCACTCACTGATTGGCGGGCATCTTTCCAGTGAACGGCAGATCCATCAGACACCCCTTGAGGCATTGCCCTGGAGCGGAAGGGATGAAATTATCGACAGAGCCTTTGGCGAGTTTGATCTTGAGCTCAGTAAGGATGTGAAGTTCAAAATATCCGGCCTCAGTGACGGCTATCCTCATTATGTTCATCTGCTGTGTGAAAAGATCCTTCAATGCGCCTTCTCTAAAGACGAAGAGGTGAAGCAGATCGACCAGGCGCTGTTTCTGGAAGGACTCAGGGATGCCGTCAGCTCCGTTGCTGAAACACTGAAATACGATTACGTGCAGGCTACTCACTGCCGGCCTGAATACTTTCACCATATGCTGTGGGCTATGGCCGACTCTGGTGATCTGCAGCGGGAAAAGAAGACCATCTTTTTCTCGTACAATCACATCTGTGAAACGCGTGGTTACAGCCAGCTTGAGAGTAAACAGTTTGATCGGCAGTTTTCAAAACTGAAAACGGAAGAGTACGGTACGGTTATTATTCCCGCACTGGAAGGAAGAAAGGGCTGGTTCAGGTTCAAAGAAAATATGCTGAGAGGCTATGTCAGAATGATGGCCGAGCTCAATGGCGTGGAGCTGGACTTTGAACGCCGCTTTACCGCAAATGAGCCTTCAGCGCAGGCAGTTTCATACCGTTCGGGAACTTACCGGCCACTCACGCCAGTTGAAAATAAAATATACCGGCGTGAGCAGAGGCAGTTAAAAAGTAAGTTGTGACATTTACTGAACCGGGCAGCATCTCAGACCAGCTCTGAACCGCAGACGAAAAAATGCTGACGCTGCCCATTACTCGTAGCTACTACAACGGCCAGCTTTACTGCCCTCCCGACCTGTATTGAAGCTTCACCTGCATCGCATCTTTACAGTTTACTAAATATGCGAATGACAACCTTAGCTATCAAAGTATCGGAAAGATAAAATATAAAATCACTCAATGATTCCTATAAGCTCTTAAAAAAAGCACCTACTGCAAACATCTCAGCGAACTCGCATTAAAGCTGCGGGGGGGCATTACCACGCTAAAAAAATTAGCTTAACTGATAAATTGAAAACAAAGTGAATAAATTTCACTTTAATTGTCATTTTCTAATGACTACAGTTATTCACAAGTTTTTGACAACAAACCTTATCTGGAGAAGCAAACTTGTTTGGCTACGAAATCGCATTCATCCCTATATTAGTTATTGCTATCATTCTGATGTGTTCATTTATAACATTTAATCTGAAACTATATTTTGAATTAGGGTTACGTCCAGGCATCGTCACTTTTATTTTTATTGGCACTTATAGTGGATTATCCTTCGCCTTCTCCAATGAGAAACCAATTATTTATTTTTTTGCCACCATAATAACTTTATTTGCAGCAATCGCTCCAAGGTGCTGTTCATTGGTTGAGAGTTACAGACAATACCAATACATATTAACGAGCCCTGAAGACACCCAGTACAGAACACCCTTTATACGCAGAGTTTTTGACATACTTCCGGACCTGGTAGTTATACTGCTTATTTTTTCTCTCGCATCAGATGTGCGAAAAGAACTGAAATTGAATGCTTTATGCTTAACTCTTTTCTATATGACTTCCTTCTTCTATACCTTTGTTGTTGCTGCTTATATAGCGATAACGGATAAGATTAACAGCAAAATACATCATTAGCGCCACTACCTCCCCCTTTTATGAAGGTCTTTTTTATTATGGAAAGTTTAGTGCAGAACATTATCAAGTTTGACACATTGATAAGTGCCATTGCGGCGATTATTATACTTTTAGCAATCAGCTATATTTTTTATTCGAGAAGCGGTTCTACCTACAGCTTATACAATCGCCTGTGGTCTTTATTTGTTGGAGACAAAAAATTTTATGATGAAAACCTCGAAACATACATGCAGGAAAGAAAAGATCTTGATAAATTCAATGCGGTATTCAATACAGAAGCAAAAACAAAAAGTGATCTTTTAAGATTTCACAAAAGAATAACAAAACACGGCATTGACATAAAGAAAATTTCGGAATCAAAAGGTAATTTTGATTTTTATAAGCTTAAAATGGAGAAACCATCACTGACATTTAGCTTTATCACATTTCTCTTTTCTGTTGGGATTTTCCTTTTCAGTCTCGTTATCGTTGCCATCGGCGTCAGTGATAAGGCCATGCTAAAGTTCCATGATGAAGAACCGTGGGTTTTGATAAACCATGAAATGGCTAAGCCAGCACTCAGCAAATATAAGATAACACCAGAAACATGCAAAAAGGATAACTATGACGTCAACAAAATCAACCGATTAACAAAACTATCCCCGAATACAATTGAAGTAATATGCCACTCCTTTGATAGTAAAGATGATGCAAAAACCATTGATAAATACATTGCAGGGCAAAAAGGATTACCATGGATTGCAGTATTATTATTATTCGTTGCATTTCGGATTTTCATTTTTTCAATCAGGCGATTCTGTGCCAGAGATTACAGGGTTTATTTAAAAAATCAGTATATTAAGTCGAGAAAGGCAGCTCGTTCTACTGTGAACTAGCATCTTCAGAAACTGAGTGTTGAGCAAAGCAATATCCTGACAGGGCCTAACCACTCTGTCAGAGATTCTGTTACGAATGGATATTGCCTGACGGCCATAGCTGTTCAGTCGTATGAGGCCGCCCTGTTACTTAAGCCGCTCGTCCGGCGTACGCCATTTCAACAGGCGCTGCAGGGCAGTTTCACCCTGCATAAATCCCCTGGCGGCCCTGAGCCGTTCTCTCAGCTGCTCCTGAAGTACAGCATCGCATTTCTCAATATCTCTTTCAGCATCCCTGAAGAATTGTTCGACACGCATATCTTCTGCCCATTTGGCCATAATGCCCTGCAGTTCGTTCACGCTGGCCTTATGCGCCTCTTCCCGCTTACGGATAGCCTCACGTTTTTTATACTCGATCATCTGCTGCTCCATCCGCAAACGGTGGGCTTCAGCACGTTCTTTCTGCGCCTGGATTTCCTTCTTCAGAACAGGCAGAGCAGAGTGTGCCGCTTTAATGATTTTCGGTATCTGGCTTATCAAACCGCAGGTGTTGGTTTGAGTGAAAACCTGGTACCAGCCCTCCTGCTCGTAGGGAGAGTAGAGTTGCAGCCTGAACCGGCCACACGGTATATGATGCCGACTGTAATAACCGAGATGAGCTGAATTTTTGCCGCGTGACCAGCTGATCATCTTTTCATCCCGTACATAACGGCCCTTCACCCTTTTAGCTGGCACATACTCCACCATCTCCACCAGTGAGAAGCCCACGCTTATTCCGTCTAAGCTTATTACGCTCTCATTGGTTGGCTTCCATATCGATGGGTATATGAAATCCCGGCTGCCATCCTCACTGACACTGATATCTCTTCGACGGAGACTTTCGTTCATCTCTGCCAGGCGAATACGAAGCCCGCCCTTCTCAGCTGCAGCAAACAGCTTTAACAGGAAAGCCTCAGCATCACTCAGGCCCGAATCGGTAACGTTCACATCGAGTAATTTTCGCTTTGAAGGCTTGTAATAGCCCAGCTCAGTAATCTGAGATTTGAGCAAAATTTCTCTGGTGGCGAAAAACAACTGCGCCCCTAATGTGGAGTGAGACGGCGATTTGGGCCTCCCCTTCGAAGCGGGCTTTGAGCCAGAAGGTAATAGTTGCTCGCCCTGTTCTTCGTTAGCTGGTAGTACATCAGGCTGCTTGGGTGGATTGATGCTTTCCTTATGTTTGAATGGGGGCAACACAGGAACAGCAGGAGCGGCACCTTTCGCAACCGCGCGCCAGTATCCCTCCAATGGCCTGGGGATTTGGAGCTCAACGCATCTGGCAATCAGCATCTGCTCGCTAACGTTAAAATCTAACGCTATAACGAAAGCTGGCCTCGACCACACCAGAATGTGTAGGGAATGCCTATCTGTGGGTAGCAACATTAATATGGCCTTTTAATCGAGGGAATCGTTTATCCAGCTGATTAAAATCAACAAATTTAAAACCCATTCAAAATGGTCATGAACTTATCAGCTTGAATGTCACACTTACGATAAAAGTGATGTACTCATGATGAGACATCAGAATTTTAGGTGACAGAAAAACACTGTTCAAAATAACCGAAACTGTGATTTTGAACAGTGTTTTTCTTGTTTTTAAACCTCACTTGAGGTATAAAAACAAGAAAATCCTACAGGAATCTTGTTCATGCCTCTCTGCAACATTGCCCATACCGAAGTGCTGGAAGATCGTAATGATGTAGAATCTTTCCTCGCGAGTTTGAATCTCAACCAAAGTGAGTTGGTACAGATACTTGAGCGTGGTCTATCAGCCCGCTATTCGACCACACTGAATCATCCATTAACTTCTCGTGGACAATACTTCTATGGTGAAGCCGTAAGCGCCTTCCGAGAAGTACTTGCTCCAAAAGGATTTGAACGTTTATCACTACGGAATGTAGAGCTTACTATAAGTAATGATATAGCACTCTATCTTTGCCGGGGATGCAGCCAGACTGGCCTTGCTCATGGTTATCCAGAATCACGAATGAAAAAGGGAGATTTTACATGCGATCTAATGGGATTAATTTTAAATAATGCTCCAGGTCAAGGTGAACTTTCACTGAACGAAAACCAGCTTAAGCTGGATTTTAAGTTATCTGATATTGATGCAATATCATTACTACCGAACAAAATCGGACGTGACTTATGGTTTTTACTCTACGATTTTTATGAACTGGATGAGTTTAATCGTGTTGGTATCCGTGCGGAGCTATCCCGTCCCGTTTCGTACAATAATAACAATGTAGTTAACAGTTTTTCCACACGATTAATCCTTGATGTGAATCAACTGGATCCGCTATTGCCAAAAGGTGAATCTCCGCAATTTACCCCCGATATTGATCTCGATATTTTGAAAACAGGTTAAAGATGCATCATGTTTAACTCAGAGCGTTTACGTATAGCTAGAGAGCGGAGAGGCCTGACACAAAAAGGTTTAGCCGAAGCTGCAGGACTGACCAGCAAAACGATTTTCAATTATGAAAAGGCTGGCATTTTTGATGAAATTGCTAGTGATAGCATGGAAAGAATCTCTAATGTTTTGAACTATCCACTTGATTTTTTTCAAGACAGACCTGTCCCTACACTATCCTACGAAGCAGTCAGTTTTCGCGCAATGACAAAATTAAGTGCCCAAAAGCGTGATTCAGCAATAGGGGCTGGAAAGCTGGCTCAAGAGTTATCAGAGTGGATTGAAGCCCAGTTTCAATTACCTGAGACAAATGTACCTGACTGTAGTTTTGATGGCTTTTCAGAACCCGAGAACGCGGCGCGAGCTGTTCGAGAAGCTTGGGGTATTGGTGAGCTTTCAATATCCAATGTTAATCACTTGCTTGAAGCCAATGGGGTCAGAGTTTTTTCGCTCGCTGAGAATTGCATTGAAGTTGATGCTTTTTCCTTCTGGATGGATGAGAAACCCTTTGTTCTTCTTAATACCATGAAAACACCTGAACGAAGTCGTTTTGACGCCGCGCATGAACTTGGGCATTTAGTATTACATAAGCACTCAAGTAATAACGGTCGCCAAGCTGAAATGGATGCAGATCGCTTTGCATCAGCATTCTTAATGCCTGAGCGAAGTATCCTAGCATCCGTACCCAGAATGCCTAAATTGGATCAACTAATCTCACTGAAAAAAAACTGGAAAGTTTCACTGGCCGCTTTAGTCCGACGAACATTTGATTTAGGGTTATCATCGGAATGGCATTATCGGCAGCTTTCAATTGAGTTAAATCGGCGTGGATATCGAACAGGAGAACCCCAAGGTATGCCTGAACGAGAAGTATCATTGATTTTAGAGAAAGTTTTTTCAGCTTTACGTGCTAACGGGGCGAAACGCACCGAAATCCTCAAAGAACTAAGATTCCCTTTGGATGAAATAAGCGCACTAACATTTAATAATCCTTATTTCATGGAAGCATTGACCGGCAGTAGCTCGATAATTAGTAACAATAAGGACACTTCGCACTTAAGCCTGATTAAGTAAAACTTTACACATAAACGGCGATATTAGCGCCGTTTCTAATGTGATGTCAAAATGGAAATCAGTTCTCAATTAATCATCGTATTTTAGCTTAGCACCTTACCAAGGTATAGCTTGCTTTAGAGCAGTCCTATGAGCTACATTCATAGCTTCATGATACAATTTATCAAATTCATCTAGAACAACTTGTGAAAGTTCAACGCTAGTCAAAACTAAAAGCCTTGCATTATACCTTTTCAATTGCGCTTCTCTTGATAAATTAAGTTCAGAACAGTCTAAATTTAACGCAGAAATAGTTAACTGAGCTTTTTCTTTATCAACAACATCAAGATTTTTTTTTGCCTCAACCTTGCCACTTATGAAAAACTGTAAAAATTTTTCAGGATCATCCACATCAGGTTTAATCAACTTATTAGGGTCATATGCTTTTTTTTGACCTTTAGGTAAGATTTCATCCTTGAAATGTCCACAATGACCTCTTGAATCGCAGCAACCGAATAAGTTATCCCAGCTAAATGTTAACGGCTTATAGGCCACATTTCCTTTATGAAAAAAATGCTCTATATGCCCAGTACCCTTCCCCCTTTCAGCCTTGCTTTCACAGTAAACGCAAAATTTCTCCTGAAATTTATCGAGTTCAATCCATATTTTAGCTTTCTGTCTAGTTTTAACAGAATCCCAGTCCTGAGTTAAATATGAGAACTTGCTCAAACATACAGGAGTAGTAGCCAGAGTCCTATCCAACTTTTTCATCTCAACTCCTAACCCTTATTGTTTATTTTAGCCTTGAGCTCATGAATCTTAATTAAATTCTCACAATCAAGCACAACAGGATGATTATTTCCAAAGTGCTTTCTTAAATAACCCAGAGACTCCATTGCCTTCTCGATATCGTTATTAGAAAGCAATACCGAAAAATTATCAACATCTCTGGCTTCTTGCACATCTGGTATAGAGTCCGCGCCCATTATCTTGGCCATAATATCTGCACTTTTCACCCCTTTAGTTTGGAAATTAGGAGATACGGACAATATCTCACCATCATCACCATTAACAAACATGCGGATGTTATTTTTGTCAATAGTTGATAAAACCTGTGGGCTATGGGTTGTTATTATAAACTGAATACATTCAAAGCTTTTTAATAAAGCATCAACAATATTTTGCTGCCACTTGGGATGTAAATGTAATTCAATCTCATCAATCACAACAATACCTGGTGATCTTAAAGGGTTATCTAGAGCTGGATTTAAAGTTAACAATTTTCTAGCAATATCAGATACCAAAGAAATGATAACTTGCTGGCCCTGAGAGGCCTGAGTGATACTTATTATTTGCCCATCTATGACAAGCATAACCTCTGCTCTGCCAGAGGTCTTATCAACATATATATCTTCAAATCCGGGCATCGCATTACTAATAGAGGATTTAATAAACTTTAACTTTTTAAAATATATTTCTTTATTGCCTGCAATATCAGATAATTTTTCAAACTTAGTTAATTCATTGATGTAAATTTCATTCAAAGGATTTTCTTTTACATCTGCACCAGCTAACTTAAAACCTTCAATTAATTTCCTTGACTCATCCAGTTTATTTTTAATTGAATCTCCTGTCAGATTATCAATGACAACCATCCACTCAAGGAAACCATTAAGATCAGCATCACCATCTAACGTCTTCTTATCATAAGATGTCAATCTATCTAATGATACATCAACATTTCTCTCATCAAAAGTGCGATTGGTTTTTATATTATTCCTAGAGACTGAATAATATAAAAAGATAGGTAAAGGGAATTTATCTGCAAATTTTATATTTCGCTTACTTGATAAAACACGATAAAGCTCACCAAGATCTTCAAGAGGTTCTATTTTACTAAACTTATTCTCCTGAGATTTTTTAGCATTTTTTCTCAGCGCTGATTCATAAACGGATTTTTTTAAAACTAGTTTTGATTTTACTTCTGCATATCTTTCCGACAAATTATTTACATCATACTCATTGACGCCCTTGCCTCTACTATTTTTACGCAATATATTAGGGCCGATCCAACTTAAAGTTTTGACAACGGCATCAATAATTGTTGTTTTACCTGCACCGTTATCACCTATAAATACTGTTAGCCTTTTATCGAGCTTAACTTTCAAAGCCCTAAACTTTCTGAAATCAGTTAGAAATAAAGAGTTAAAAAACAATCCTTCGCATGATTCACTTTCTTTAGAAAGCAGATGCTCGTTGCAAATACTCAGAAAATAGTCTGCTTTCTCATAGTTTATCTCAATGATTTGAATGAATTCGCCATTTTCATCTTTTTCTGTAACTCCATTTTCATAAATTTTAAAGAGCTCAAATGCAGATAAAACATCGTCATTGAGAGCTCTTCTCTCAAGCGCCAATATTTGTTTTTTTTGTCTATCCAATTTATTCATAAGTTTACTCCATTAACTTCATCAGCGTTATTTTTGAATACTTAATTTCAAGAGATTCAAAAAAAAGTGGCTCTATAAATTTTGAAAACGCAATCAACCCTTTAAGATGATTAATCTCATCAAAGTCAAGTAAACCCAACTTATAATGATGTATTTTATGCTTGATGTATCTTTTCCTGGCTCTACCTAATGAAATTTTCCCATCATTGCTTAATGTAATGCCAGTAACGTGTCTATTGTGAGCCTTAGATGAAAAAATTGTTTTCCCTCGATTTATTTTTAATGCGCCCGAGAAGTTTTCTTTTAAGACTTTAGCAATTAATTTTGGGAGTGAAAATAGAACATTTCTTATATTGGTGGAAAAAGTTAAATCATCAGCATAACGTGAATACGATATATTATTTTTAACGCAAAACTTGTTAATTTCTTCGTCGAAAAAAAATAGACAAAAATTAGATATCATAGGTGAACTTGGCGCCCCTATGCTCAACACCAATGAATTATCTTTTTTCCAGAATGTTACAGATTCAATAACACTCATATCATATTCATCAGGTAGTTCCCAGAACCTCTGCCATACAGACCAAAAAACATCGGGTGTGATTGAGTTAAAAAAATCCTCAAGATCCATTTTTAAAAGGTATGCGTTTCCAGAGTGAATTAATGCATTACTTTTAATACTCTCTCCTAAACGATAGGCCTTGGCAGTATCATTTATTGGTAAAACGATAAGGTTTAATAATGTCTTTTGATAGACTTTTAACTCTTTTGAGGGCTGAGCAATCAGACGGAATCCAATACCTCTTTTAGGAATCGAATATACTTTGTATTTCTCGGGAGCGTTGATGAGGAACTGCTCAGCAACATCTTCACTAATGCCCATTTTTTGAGCTAAAGCACTAAGTAACAT